TTAGATCAACCTACTCAACCTAAAATACTAAAAGAATGGTTTAAATTATTAAATTATGAAACAGACATCTTGTCATCTCAGTTATCTTTGTCTGCAAATGGACAAAGCTTATCTTACAAATTAGATCCTAGTGTTGCTGAAAATTCTAAAATAATTTATATAGCACCACCTACTTTTAAAGATGACATACAAGATCCCATCTCATCAGATAGGTTTGTACTAGTCGAACGTGGTTCGGTAACCATAGATCCTAGACCCTTGTTAGTTCATGTTAACCCAGAACGCGTACATAACTTAGGCGTTCAGGTTAAAGATGGACTGCGTAAAAAACTTAATTTACCTAAAAAAACAAGCAAACTAAGCACTGTAAGCATTGGGGGAGAAGCACAAGAAGTGTTACAAAACCCAGACAAAATGACTATTGAAATATCAAGAGTTAATGAACCCTATGTTAACTGTAATGTTAACGGAGGCGACAGCAACGGCTACTACTTTGTATTAACTAACCCTCATTATATGTACAACTTTAAAGGTGAACCTGTATGGGAAATACAAAAAGCAGATCCAGATTTTTATCGAAACATATTTGAAATTTTTGCAGATAAAATTGATAAAGATAAAAAAATAAAACCAGTCGCATTACGTGACTTCTACACTGACACTTACTATAACGGAATATACGATGAAACAACCCAACAATTTACCAACGACTACCCCCTCACGCCCACCAATAAGCAGTCTATTGATGACTTTATGCGCTCTCATAATCGCCCTTCCTTGGATTACGTTCCTGATGCTAGGGTCGTATTTGATCCAAGCAATAACAAAGGTATTGAGTTAGACGAAGCCCCTTATTATGTAAACTTGTATAGAAAAACTGAATACATGTTAAAGCAAGAAGAACATGTATCTGAGTTAACTTACGGTGGAGCTGAAAAATTACACACAATAACACCGCACATAGCGCAGCTTCTAATGCATGTATTAGGTAATGGCAAAACTGAGTTTGAACACTTTATTAATTGGTTAGCTTATATTTATCAAAACAAAAACAAAGCTATGACTGCTTGGATCTTTACAGGCGTACCTGGGACTGGCAAGGGCTTGTTTGTACACAAAGTACTTAAGCCTTTATTTGGTGAACAACAAGCACCTATGCGAGCATTAGAAAATATAGAAGAACAATTTAATTTGTACATGCGCACAGCGCTCTTTTTAATTGTAGATGAGTTTAGAATGGGAGACGCAGGTAGTATAGGTAAAATGGCTGACAAACTTAAACATCAAATTACTGAACCCAACCTAACTATTCGTGCAATGCGTTCTAATCAAATAGAATTACCCAGCTTTTGTAACTTTTTGTTTTTAACTAATAGAGCAGACGCAGTCAAAATAGAAGAAGGCGATAGGCGTTACAACGTAGCCCCACGCCAGGAAGTAAAGTTAGAAAATGCTAACGTAGATCTTATTAACAATATGGATAAACTTGAACAAGAACTTTATATATTTGCTGGTGTGTTAAACAAGTTTCAAGTAGATCAACGCATGGCTCATACAGCTTTAGAAAACGAAGCTAAAATACAAATGAAAAATATTTCTATGTCAGTACTTGAAGAGTTTGCAGCTGCAGTACGACAACGCAATCTTGAGTATTTTACAGAAGTGTTAGATATACCTCTCACAAATACTTTTGATGCTGGAGGTATAAGTACAGCACAAAGATATCTTAAGTATTGGATAGCAGAAGTAGGTAATGAAATAATTATACCCATGTCTCAATTTAAATTAGTGTATGACATACTTACTGACAGTCGTAACAAATTATCTACAAGAGACTTTACAAAAGCCATGTCTAGACTAAATATTAAAACTTCTAGAAAACGTGTAAGCGCTGATAAAAATGCCTCTATACCTAGAGGGGTTGTATTAACTTGGAAATTAGACGACAATATTCGTAATTCTTTAATTAAAGAACATTTTGAAGATAGAGATAATTTATTATTAAAAAAAACTAGCTAGGAAGGCTGTATAACAAATGACCGAGCTTGTACAAAACAAGCGCCCAGATCTCATTAATGTAATCGAGACTGAGGCCCCAAAAGAGTTGGGATTAATCCCAGCCTGGTCCTACTCCGCCTTAAAAACTTACGAAACATGCGCTTATCGTTCTTACATAAGTAAAGTTAAACGCGTACAAGAAGACTTCGGCCCAGCCGCTGCACGTGGTACTGACATTCACCAACAAGCTGAAGACTATGTACGTGGAGATCTAAAAGAATTACCTGATACACTTAAAAAATTTCAAAACCAGTTTGAAGACATGCGTGAAGGTTTTATAAACGCCACAGTAGAACTAGAGGGCGAGTGGGGTTTTACAATTGATTGGGAACCCTGTGGTTGGATGGAAAAAGGTGTATGGGCAAGAGTAAAACTAGATGCTTATGTAGAAGAAACAGAAACATCAGCACGAGTAATAGATTATAAAACAGGCAGACAATACGGTAATGAAATAGCTCATTCACAACAAGCACTTACATATGCTATTGGTAGTTTTTTACGCTACCCAAATTTAGAAATAGCTAAAACAGAAATGTGGTATTTAGACCATGGAACTACCATGGAAAAAACATACACTAGAGATCAAGCTCTTATGTTCTTACCAAAATTACAAGAGCGAGCAATTGCTATGACAACAGCAACTAAATTTCCACCTAACCCTTCTAAAAATAGTTGCAGGTGGTGTTCATTTGGTAAAGGAGAAAACCCCTATTGCGAATGGGCTATAAACTAGTATAATA